TAGCAATGTGTTCTGTTACAGAGGTGGAACAATGGCTTAAGGCAGAAAGTGAGGAATAGCATGAGACTTGGAGAAGAATGTCCATACATAACACCATGCGGTTGGTGTAGTAGGCTTTGTAAGCCATGTGAGGAAAAGGAAAAGCAGAAAGCGAGGAAGCAACATGGAAAGATTAACAGAAAGGAATCCATCATGGATTGATGATGAACTGTGGGAAAGGGCATGTGAACCGGATTGCGAGGAAATAGATGCCGTATATCGGAAACTCAAAGACTATGAGGATGCCGAGGAGCAGGGATTACTTCTGCGGTTGCCGTGTGGAATTGGCTCAGATGTATATATAATTCCTAGCAAAGTCAATTATGAATTAAATATTTTAAGTCTGCACCCGGAGAACAATAAAATTTATCATCAGAAAGTAGCCTTGATTACTTTTACAGAAAAAGGATGGTACATGGAGTGTGACAAAGATCGGGAATATGGTACAGACCGAATCCTGCCAGAAAAAATGTACAAGGAAACCTGGTTTTTATCACAAGAGGAAGCCGAAGCCAAGTTGAAAGAAATGGAGAAGGGAAATGGCGCACATAACAAATAAGGAACTGACTATACGGCAGATTGGAGAGTTCTGCACAAACACTCTCTGTAATAAATGTCCGGTGGCAAAGTGGAATGAGGAAAGCAATCTGCATAATGGATGCATGGAGAGCTTGAGACTGCCAGAGGTATCGAGGATTATGTTGGAGCAGATCAAAGGAAGAAAGGTGAAGCGTGATGGAAGATAGACATTTATACAGAGGTAAAAGAACATTGACAGATAATATGTGGGTGTACTGGGATGGATTTAGCGGTGTACAACCCAATACAGTTATTGAAGAGGAGACAATCTGCCAGTGCACCGGACTTAAGGACAAGAACGGCAAGCTGATATTTGAGAATGACATTCTTTCAGGGCATATCGATGATGAGTTTCCAGAAGATGAGACGAGAAAGCGTGTCGTGTGGCATGAAAACGGATGGTGTACGAATGAGCCAGGCTGTGATTACTACGAGGAACTGGATGATTTTGATTCAGAGAATTTTGAAGTGATCGGCAACATGATTGATAACCCGGAACTGTTGGAGGTGTGACTATGACAATTGATGAAGCTATATCACACGCAAGAGAAGTGGCTGAATGCCAAAAGATGTCAGCAAGACTAATCGAAGATAATGCGTATATTCCAGAATCGGTTGATAAAGAAGCCATTACATATGGCAATACTATATGTGCAAACGAGCATGAGCAACTTGCTGAATGGTTGGAGGAGCTGAAGCAGTACCGTGCAATCGGAACACCGGAAGCGTGCCAGAAAGCGGTGGAAAAACAGAAAGCAAAGAAACCAATGCATGTAACGAATAGTTATTTTGGATACCAGAAACATAAAGAACATGTTGGTTATTGTCCAGATTGTGGGCATCAAGTAGAAGAACCTTATGGATGTCCAAATTGTTTAAGAAAAATTGATTGGGGTGATGAAGAATGAGTGAAAGACTTAAGACATGTCCGTTCTGCGGTGGAAACGCAATGTTCTTAACCATTAGAAATAAGCCATTACATTCGGATGTTGGGGTAATGTTCAAAATCAAATGTATGAAATGCGGAACGGAACTTCCAAAAAGCTATGAATGTGAGATGTACATGGATCAGGACGGAGGCATCAGAACAGGGAGAGACGAGCGAACGAAAGCAACTACAGATTGGAACAGGAGGGCGAACGATGGGGAGATTGATTGATGAGGAGACATTAAAGCAAGAATTATATCAGCAATGGTTTATGGATATTCTTCTTACGCAGAATAGTGGCAAAGATATGTTCTATGCATTGGCACAGAAAATTGATGAAATACCGACTGCCTACGACCCGGACAAGGTTGTGGAACAGTTGGAAAATGAGAGAAAGTTTTGGGAGAATGCATACGACAGTAATTTGGGGAAAGAGAAAGCAAGAAGTTATGAGCATGCAATCGAGATTGTGAAAGGCGGTGGAACAGATGGCAATTAAACCGATTTTATTCAACACGGAAATGGTTCGGGCAATTCTGGACGGACGGAAGACTTGCACCAGACGGTTGGTAAAGCCACAGCCTAAATCAAAGCTGTGTTACACATTCGCAGGAAGTGATTCTGACACATGGGGATATCCAAATAGAACAGCACATGAAATATGGGGAGAAGAATTTAAACTTCCAAACGATATTACAGAGGAAGAATTGAGTAAACGATGGAATCCACCATATCACACAGATGATATCCTGTATGTCCGGGAAACATGGTGCGGACTTCCAGTCAATGAAGCAGGTCATATGCGTGGTCATACCATCTATTATTACAAAGCTGATGGAGAACTTCGACCTAAAGGTTGGAGAGGCACTTTGCATCCATCAATCCACATGCCGAAAGAAGCGGCACGTATCTGGCTTAAGGTTACGGATGTGAGGGTGGAGCGGTTGCAGGAAATCACATCGGAGCAGATTTGCAGAGAGGGTGTAGAGGTGGAATATCCTCATGTGTTGAATGGAGAAGAAAAAAGATATGCTTTTTCAAGACTCTGGGATTCTACCATCAAGAAGTCCGATCTTGACCGCTACGGTTGGAATGCCTCACCTTGGGTGTGGGTGATTGAATTTGAACGATGCGAGAAGCCGGAAGGAGTGTGAGAATATGAGTAAATTTGATTATGACTGTTTTTGCGGAGACGACGATTCACTTGGTTTCAATGCGAGTAAATATAACAAGGAAGAAGCTTTAAAAATTGGCGCGGAAGAATATGGGTGTAACGTAAACGATTTAACGGTAGAAGAAGCCTATATTTATTATGGTTTTGGAACTGATGAAGATGGAGAAACACGTACAACGTATTGGCTTTGCGATGTACCTAAAGGAAATAGCTTTGAAGCATGGAGAGTGTATAAAAAATAGGAGGTGGGGGTGATGTCTAAAGCAGTATTAGTTATGGATATGCCAGAATCATGTTTTGGTTGCAACTTTTTGTATTGTAACGCGGATGCAAGTATTGACAGTTGCCAGGCTATGGAAGTATCAAGAATTGTTGATTCTGAAACATACGAAAGACCAGATTGGTGTCCACTTCGGGAACTGCCGGAGAAGATGGAAGTGTGTGGGAAGTACCCGCAGCCAGGTAAGCCTATCCCGTCGTATAGATTTGGTTGGAATGCTTGTTTAGATGAAATTTTAAAAACAGATGGAATGAGAAAGGAGTAATGACAGAAGCCTTGGTAGACCAAGGTTGACCGCCTAAAGGTGAAGAAAGGCGAGAACAAAAGGAATTTAATTAGCGGTGTCGTATGGCACTATTGGGAGCCGTAATTCCTTATCCACGGACACAGAGCAATCTGTTAAGTGGTTGTCATGAAAAGATTAAAAGTATGTTGGGTAAGCGCAGGAATATCAAGTTTTATGGCTGGATATTTAGCAGGGAATGTAGACGAATGGATTTACATTGACATTGCAGACCAACATGAGGACAGTATCAGGTTTATTAAAGATTGCGAGAAATCAATCGGGAAAGAAATTCAGATACTGAAATCAAGCGAGTACAGATGTGTAGAGGATTGCGTAAGAACATTTGGAGGATTTAGAAATCCGGCAAACGGATTCGCACCTTGCACGAACTGGCTCAAAAAGAGAGTGAGAAAAGAGTGGGAGGAACGACATAAGGATTGTGAATTGACTTACGTCTGGGGATTCGACCTTAAGGAAAAGAACCGGGCAGAGCGGACGATTGAAGCAAATCCGCAAGCCGCACACGAATTTCCGCCGATTGACAAAAACCTCTCAAAAGAAGAGGTACATGGATTGTTTGAACGGACTTTTGATTTTGCCCGACCTTTGATGTATGACCTTGGCTATCCGAACAATAACTGTATCGGCTGTGTAAAAGGCGGCATGGGTTATTGGAATCATATCAGAAAGGATTTCCCGGAAGTCTTTGAAAGTCGGGCGAAGTTGGAAAGAGAAGTTGGTTATTCAATCCTTAAGGACGGAAAAGGTAATCCGGTATATCTGGATGAACTTGAACCGAACAGAGGTAACATGAATACAGAGATTTTCCCCGATTGTGGGATTATGTGCTATTTGGCACAACAGTAAGGGAGTGATGGATATTAAACAGATTGCTGGACAGATTAATTTGTTTGAAGAAAAACCTGTGAATGAAATAAATGAATGTCTCGGTGAGCCTTGTGCGCATTGTGATGTTGAATGGTGTTCGATTGCGTGCTTTAAACGAAGAGGTTACCAATGGGATTTATTGCACAGATTTGTAAAGGGAAGTGATAACAAGCCCCTTAGAAGAAACATAGAAAAGAGAATTTGTAAAGAAACAAGATTTGATTGAAAGAAAGGAGCCGGAACCTATCCGGATAAAAGGCGCGCCGGGTTCCTTTTGAAGAAAATGATACACGGAGAATTGATAGTTGACAACTTCGCCGGTGGCGGCGGAGCGTCAACCGGAATAGAACTAGCAACCGGCTATAGCGTAGATATAGCAATCAATCACGATCCGGAAGCTATTAAGATGCATAGGGCGAACCATCCAAACACAGAGCATTACTGTGAAAATGTGTGGGCTGTTGATCCTGTAAAGGCTTGTAAAGGGCATCCTGTCGGACTTGCCTGGTTCTCGCCAGACTGTAAGCATTTTTCCAAAGCCAAGGGCGGTAAGCCAAAGGATAAAAATATCAGAGGTCTTGCATGGGTAGCCTTAAGATGGGCGGGGCTTGTAAGACCAAGGGTTATCATGCTTGAGAATGTAGAGGAATTTAAGACATGGGGACCGTTAAACAGGCGGCATCATCCAATTAAGAGCAAGCAGGGTAAGACTTTTGAAAAATTTGTGCAGCAGCTTACTAATCTGGGATACAAAGTGGAATTTCGGGAGCTGATTGCCGCTGACTACGGAGCACCTACCATGCGAAAGAGATTTTTCATGATCGCCCGGTGTGATGGCAAGCCGATTGTATGGCCAGAGCCGACACACGCACCTGTAGACAGCGAAGAGGTGAAGAAAGGACTATTAAAGCCATATGTTGGAGCATACACACAGTTAGATTTTTCTCTGCCGTGTCCGAGCATTTTTGATACTTCAGAAGAAATTAAAGAAAAGTACGGCATTCGGGCAGTACGCCCACTGGCACAGAAAACAATGGACAGGATAGCCAGAGGATTAAAAAAATTCGTCTTAGATAATCCAGAACCTTTTATCATTCAGTGCAATCATGGTGGTGAGCGTAGACCGAACGACATTCGAGAGCCGATGCCGACTATAACCGGAAAACATGGGTATGGGATTGTAGAGCCATATATGGTGCAGATCGGACAGACAGGTTTTACAAAAGACCGGAGCAAAGATGTCCGGGAGCCGCTTACAACCATCGTGAGCAAAAACGAGCATTGTCTTATCAGTCCTACATTGATTCAGTACCATTCTGAAACTTCAAAGGATGGAGTAAGAGGACAAACTATAGAAGACCCAATCATGACAGTTGACAGCTCAAACAGATATGGACTGGTCACATCGTTTCTGCATAAGTACTATGACGGAGGATATAAGGGTGCTGGGGAAACAGTAGAAAATCCGCTTCCGACAGTGACCGCATGGGATCATAACAGCGTTGTTACAGCGAATCTGATTCAGATGAATAATCACTGTGATGGTAAAGATATCAGACAGCCATTACCAACGATCACAGCTGGTGACGGACACTTTGGAGAGGTTAGAGCGTTTCTAATCAAATATTATGGAGATGCCACAGGGCAAGACATCGAAAAGCCACTTGATACAGTTACAACCAAGGATAGATTTGGATTGGTGACGATCGAGGGTGTAGATTATCAGATTGTAGATATCGGACTGCGGATGCTTGAGCCGAAAGAACTTTACGGATGCCAGGGATTCCCAGACGATTACATAATCGACCATGACTACACAGGAAAGACATATCCGAGAAGTGAGCAGGTCAGAAGATGCGGAAATGCAGTGTGTCCACCGATACCAGCAGCATTGGTTAGAGCCAATCTGCCAGAACTGTGTATTGCGGAACGAACACCGAACATGAGGATGGAAGCAGAGCAGACCGGACAGCTCCGGTTTGCGTAGTTAAATTAGAATTTAGAGGAGGCGGAGTAATGGATGTAGTAAAAAATTTTCTATTTGATATTTTGATTATCATTGGACTTATCGCAATGATTGTTGCTCTTATGTGGTTGGCATTAAAATTACTCAATAGGGTATTTAAATTTTCAGAGCTCATCATTAGGTATTATAAGTACAAAAGAAATGATGAGTTATATGATATACGAAATAAAGTTATCGTAGCGAAAGATGGAAAAATATCATATTCATGCGTAGGAGATATTGACGAGCAAATAGAAATTCTTAACAAGGGAATCGAATATGCTATGAAAATAAAGGATATTAGAGAGAGATTAGCTGAAAACATTTAGAATTCAAGTGAGGTAATAAGTAATGAGAATATTCAGATTTATAAGAGCGTGGTTTTATTATTCGACCTTCCGAAACTACTTGTATTCAGAAGGTACAAAACCTGCTCAAACACGTTTTCAGTATGCAAAGAGGCATAGTTGACTAAACTGAAAGAGGGGTATGAAATGTCACGATGCATAACATATCAATCCGGTGGATTCACAAATTACGGAATCAGCTATCGGAAATACAGTCAGGAAGAATTGGAGGAAAGGAAAACTATGTGCACAATGGAATGGAAAGAGGTTGAACCAGAACAAAGTGATTGGGAAAAACAAGTAAACATAGTCGCTTATTACGGAAGTGTCACTATTGGAAGTATTGTTTACTGCGGTGATGAGATAGGATGGCAGTCCGTGATCGATGGTCGCATGGATTTCATGCAAGCAAAATCCTTAGAAGATGCAAAAAGGGAAATGATTGATATACTGGACAATCATTGTACTGATCAGATTAACTATTATGAGGAACTGCGAGAAAGCATTGAAGAATTAAACTGAACTTTAATGAATGAAAGAAGGTGTGACAAAATGAAGATTATTATAGGAATCATAATATATGCGTTCATTGGATGTGTATTTGCTGGATTTTTAGAGGATGATACTGCACCAAATGCGGATACATTGGCACAGATAGCATTCTGGCCGATATTACTACTCATTATCATTGCCTGGATACTTTCCATAATTCCACTAACAATTGGACGAGTATTAAGAGCCATTTTTGATTTTTTTGACATGAAGAACTGAATATTGATATTTTTGCCGGCTGAAATATGCCGGTAAAAATATACAATAATGTTGCATGAATACGATAATATATTGTGTTTTTATAAACTGATATATGGTATAATGTTGTAAGAAACATAGTTGTCACGCATGGGGAGATGTTTAAAATGAGCAGAGAGGAAACGATAGAGATATGCACACGCATAGACGATTACCTGGGCGATAAAATAGCAGAATCAATTTTAAATAATATCTCATATGACAAAATGGAAGCACGCTATGGGATTATGCCGATTTCACGCACGCATTTTTACAGAAAAAAGAAAATGGCACTGAGGATGCTCAACAGCCGGAGATTGTACGAAGAAGAAAGCAATGGACAGCTACGCATAATACTTTGATTCACGCATAGACACACGCATATTATTTAAAATGCACGCATAACGCACGCATGGCACGCATAGACAAGTTTTTCTTACGCATAGGATAAAATACCACGCACGCATAAAAAAGTCTGTATTGGCAAAATACGCAAGATAAAAATAAAAAGCCGTTTCAAGTTGTTTCCACTTAAATTTTTCATATTTTCCCTTTCTGGTCTTCCATCGTCAGCACCGGGCGACCGTTCCACGGTGGACTCTCCAGGGCGGAGCATTTCGGCTATTTTGTGCAAATATCGAATTATACTCATCGCATTCTGTTTTCTTCGGACATCTGGAGCAGTCGCTTTCATAAGTTCCGCAAACCTCTGTTAATTCTTTTTCAAATTCTTCAATTCTTTCCATTTCATTTTCCCCGCTTTCTGTTCATTTGTTAACATTATAATACACGAAAATAGATATTGACTTTAAAAAGAAAATCTATTATCATATATATAAAGAAAGGAGGATTGATTCATGGCAAATTATGGAGCAAATGGGCATATAGATTTTTCAAAACTTTGGCAACTTATAGAAAAGAAAGCGTATAATAAGCAATGGCTAAAAAATAATGGGATTCATTCAAATACTGTTGCAAAATTGACAAAAAACGAAAACGTGACATGTGATGTGATCTGTAATCTGTGTAAGCTATTAAATTGTCAGCCTGGCGATATTATGGAATATAAAAAGGAGCAATTTAAATATGAGAAATGATATTATTTATCCAGAAAATACAAGCGGCGGCGTTTATGCTATAATTAATAAAGAAACTGGAAAGGTTTATATAGGAGAATCGTGGAATTTAAAAAAGAGAGCAAAAGCTCATATAAATTTATTAAAATCTGGCAAACATTACTGTAAGGAACTTCAGAATGATTATAATAATAACTGTGTTTTCGAAATTGTCGAATTGCTAGAAATTCCCGGACAATTTAAAAGCGAAGAGAGACTTCGCGCAGAAGATTATTATATCTCTTGTCTTCGACAAATAAATGTTCCTTTATATAACAGCGAAAAGGATAAAAATTGTAAGGATAATTTTTTTATTTTATCGTGTAGAATAGATAAAAAAATAAATAATATTATAAAAATAACAAATACACGAAAATAGACGTTGACAAATACACGAAAATAGACTATAATAATCTTAACAAGAGAACAGAACACAAAAGAAAGGGTTAAGATTATGCTTTACATTAAAGATTGGTTTCTACAGAAAAATTTAACAGATTCAAAAAGACAGCTTTTTGCAGACGGAGAGAAAGAGCAGATTGGAGAGACAGAGAAAGCGGTAAAAATTAAAGTTAAATCTGATAATGGAGAGTTTACTTTCTGGTGTCCAAAGTCCTGTTTGGCAGATAAGCCGGAGATAGCAGCACCGGAGCAGATGGCAGAATTTAAAAAGAACGGTGTTGAAATGATCGCAAACGGTCATAAAATCCTTGTTAAAAAATCAGAGGTTAATACATATAAAATGATGGGCTTTAAGCTCGTGAAGTAGGAGGAAGAGAGAATGGAAGAGTTAAAAAAATGTTATCAGGAATTACAGAAAAGAATTGCAGAAATTGAAGCAAAACACGTGACACACATTGATGATTTTTATAATCTGGACGAAGATATTAGAGCCGATTATATGGGCGACTGGACAGAAAAAAACGTGCAGGGTTGGGAGTATCTGGTAAATAGAGCTAGCACAATCAGAAAAGCGTACAGGATCGTTGCGGAAGAATTACACACCGGAGAATTTTTACCGGAAATTGACCAGTAAAAACCTAGGATATTAATTTGAAAAAAAGGAGATAAAATTATGTATAGTTGCGTATTAAAAAATAAAGAAGGTATTATTTTTGACGAAGGAAAAGATTTTGAAACATTAAGAGAGACTTTTAAATGGGCTTCAAACAGGGGACGCGGGTACGTTGTGCAGGTGGCGGATGATAATGGTAACGAGTGGGAAGCTAGTGTCGCTGAAAGCCTAAGTGAAATGAGCTTTAGGCTTCGGACAATAGATCGAAGCCTGTGTACAAGCGGATATGCCACCATGAACGAAATGAACTTTGATGATACCGTAAAAAAATGTAAATGTAATGAATTTGGCGGAACTTATTACTTAAGATTTTAATAGAAAGCGGCTTGAAATATAGCCGCTTTTTTTATGCCTAAAAATGGAACAAAAACAGTTAAAAAATATCTTATAATAAAATTATAAGTAAAATGATGGGAGGTGTGCGCCTTGGCAAATTTAAAAGGAAAAGTTAAAAAGCTTCAGACTGCGATTGTCCAGTGCGGACTGATCATAAAAATAAACCAAAATCAATTTTATAGCGACGACCAGAAGCGCATGATCACAATTTACAGAATCCTCACACCAGTGTGCACCTTTAAGAAAAATAGACAAGAATGGAAAACAGAAGATTATGAGATTCTTAAAACGGCATCTATCCCGGAAGTAATATTCTGTTTGATTGATATTTATAAGGCGGTGAGCGGATGAAGGGAGAACTCACACCGAAATGGAAGGCATTTGCAGACGAGTGGATAAAAAATGGTGGGAATGCCACACAGGCATACATAAGCGCTGGCTATAGTGAGAATGGAGCAAATAGAAGCGCACAAAAACTGCTGTCAAAAACTGTCATTACAGAATATATAGCGGAAAAAATGGAGCAAATCGAGAAAGAACAGCACCGGGATATCATGTCACTAGCAGAAATCCAAGAGCGGAGAAGTAAAATCGCAAAGGGCGAAGTCGTGGACGGCTTAGGATTCGCCCCGGACTTTTCCGATCAGCTTAAGGCAATGGACGGACTGGAGAAAGCTTTGACGATTGCAGAAAAGCATAAGCTGGAAGCCGAAGAGAAAGAGAAGAGAGAGAAGGCGGCACTATGGACGCTTCCAATCACAGACATAACGAGCGACTTCGTTGAAATTTATAGAATAGTACATGAAGCCTTTACCGGGGAGATAGATGTACATGAGATCATTTCTAAGGGTGGGCGTGGTTCTATTAAGTCCAATTTCTGGGGGAATCTTGCATATGAGACAATCAGACAGGACCCACAGGCGCATGTCGTATACACCAGACGATATAAGGTCGACTTGAGAGGATCTGTTTATAATCAGTTTATGAAGGTGGTGATCCGGTGTAATGATCTGGATAACTGGGACTTTAAGCAGTCTCCGATGTGTGCGGTGTATAAGCCGACCGGGCAGATGGTAATGTTCGTGGGAGCAGATAAGCCGATCAGCTTAAAATCGTTCAACGTGCCATTCGGATATGTAAAGCTTTTAATTCATGAGGAGTGCGACGAGATGGCAGGTGTGGAGCAGATGGACAATATCGAAGATACTTTCCTGCGAGCAGATACGCCAGCACTCGACATAAAAATCTTCAATCCTCCGAAATCAAAAAACAACTTTATGAATGAGTACACCGAAGAATGCAGAAATAAGCCACAGACACGGATCTGCCACAGCTATTATTATAATGTTCCTGTAAAATGGCTCGGAAAACGATTTTTCGAGCGTGCGGAGTGGTTCAGGATTCACAAACCATTATATTATAAAAACAACTATCTGGGGGAAGTTACTGGAACAGGCGGCGGCATTTTTGACAATTTGGAAATCCGAAAAATATCGGATGAAGAGTTAATGACATTCGATACAGTAAACCACGGTTTGGACTTCGGCTACACACACCCACAGGTGTTCTGCCAGAACTACTATGATTACGAGACGGATACTCTTTACATTTTCGGCGAAGTGTATTCTAAAAAATGTAAAAACTCTACCTTTGCCAGAAAGATAAAGAAGTTTATGAATGTGGAGATAATATGCGATTCAGCCAGACCGGACGGAATAGCAGAGATGCAGGACTGGGGTTTTAATGCGATTGGGGCAAAGAAAAGATGGGGGAGCGGAAAAGGAAGAGATTACTGCTGGGAGTGGCTTCAGCGATGTAATAAGATCGTGATTGATCCAGAGCGTTGCCCGAATACAGAAAGAGAGTTTACAAAGGCAGAGCATGAGCAGCTTCCAGATGGTTCATTCTCGGATGCATACCCGACTTTAGAAGAAGACGCGATTATGGCAAACATTTATGCTTTGAACAGAATTATAATGACCAGCCGAAGAAATGATGGTCTTTATGATGATGAGGAAGAAGAAATTGAAGAATATGAAGACGATTAATGTGCTAGGAACAGAATATAATATTATTATTGAAGAATTTAAAAACAGTGATACAGATGGATATTGCGATTATACAAATAAGGAAATACATTTACGGTCAGATAATGTGAATGAAGTAGGCGATTTTGAGTATTTGAAAAGAAAACAACTTCGACATGAGATAATACATGCATTTCTTGCCGAAAGCGGTTTGCAGTCGAATTTTCAACATTTTACAGAATTTGGACATGAAGAGACGATGGTTGACTGGATAGCGATCCAATGGCATAAAATAAATGAAGTTTTCAGACAACTTGAAATTTGAGGGATGTAGAATGAATTTTTTTGAAAAAATAAGGGAGACGATCATGAAGTTTTTTAGAACAGATGCAGAAAAAGAATTTAATGTCGAGTTTATTACTTCTCCAGAGATTGAAAACTCACAGCAGAGATGGAACGACATCATTAATGGGAGCCCTTTTTGGTTGGATCCAAAAAAAAATGACATAAGGACAATAAATTTCGCAAAATTCCTCTGCCAGTACACAGCGAAGAAATCATGTATGGATTTGTCAGTGAGCATAACTGGTTCAGAGAGAGCGGATTTTATTAATAAGTGCATTAAGGCAATGGTTGACACTTCTATCAGAGACAAAGTCGAAGATATGCTCGGAGTTGGTGGAATTATTTTAAAGCCGAACGGCTCGATGAATCCAGACAACATGATCGATTATATTATGCCGTGGGACTTTGCGATTACAGAAAAGACGAGCAACGGAGATATCAGAGGATGCATTTTCATTAATCGACTTATAAAAGATAAGGTGTACTATTACCGGCTCGAATACCATCATTTTACGACCTCAAAAAATAAAGAGGGCGAAGAGATGAACGTGTACGAGATCCAGAACAGAGCGTTCAAGTCAAACAGCAGTAACTCACTTGGTAAAAAGATAGAACTGCATGACGTTCCAGAATGGTCTTCAATTGATGAAGTCGTCCATATTGCGAATATAGAAAAGCCACTGTTTGCATATTTAAAAACGCCATTCAACAACACGATCGACTACTCATCTCCTGAAGGTGTTTCGATTTTCTCGAATGCACTTATGGAGCTTAGAGATCTCGATATAGCCTGGAGTAAAAAAGGGAATGAGGTTGAGGATTCTCAGCACATTACTTTTATTGATGAGAACGCGCTGACAAAACAGGGAAAAGGCGGTACACGCACCTCAACAGTAGAGCTTCCTCGGTTCGTTAAAGGCTTGAAATTGGGGCTGGATTCAAAAAGCACGATTGATGAACACGTCCCGACCATGCTCACTTCTGACAGAATCACAGACATTAACAGTGTTCTTTCTATGATTTCGACAAAATGTGGATTCTCACAGGGGCAGTTTATCCTCGACAGAAAATCAGGAAGATTGACAGCAACACAGGTTGAAAGTGACGACAATGAGACGGTAGAAACGATTAACGATATTCGAAAATGCATAAAGACAGCATTAAAAAATCTTATTTATGCAATCAATGTATTCTGCGACCTTTACGGAATCCCTGCCGGTTATGTGGATGCACTGGATGATGATGTACCGGACGAAGATATATTTTATTTTAAAGATTTGCTTGCAAGTTTTGAGCAGGACAGATCAAGGGCTTATAATTTAATGATACAGGGTATTTATTCTAAGCGTAAGTACCTTAAGGAATACGAGGGATTCAATGATGATGAAGTAGATGCCATGTTTGCAGAGAGAGCGCAGGAAGATGCGGAAAGGAACAGTGGTGGTCTGTTTGGAGAAGAGTAAAACAATTCAAGGAATACCGAAGCTTTCTAAAAATGGTATTTTAAAAGGTGGATATATTATCCCGGAACCTGAACCGCCGGAGATGGTTCAGGTAAAGTTGCAGGAAAAGACTGTGATAGAGACAATTAAGTTTTATTTAGATAAGTAATAGAAAGGGATGCGTTAATATAAAATATAATAAAGTCATTGGAAGCTTTAATATTAAGCTTGATACAAAGCGAATGGATGAAAATTTGAGAAATGCTCAGAATGTTCTTGACGAGCAGGTTGTAAATGACATGAGAAAATACACACCTATGCAGCAGGGCGATTTGAGAAACAAGACGCAGATAAAAGAACCCGGATTAATTACAGTAGATACACTCTATGCGCATTATCAGTATGTATGCAAACTTTATTTAACTGAGGACGGTAGATCATGGGCAAACCGTGGAGAAAAGAAGTATCCGACAGGAACAGAATTAAAATATCACACACCTGGAACGGGAAAAAGATGGTTTGAAACTGCAAAAGAAAATCACGGTAAGCAGTGGATTGATCTTGTTAAAAGAGAGGTTGGGAAAGGATAATGCTTAAACCGGATTACTTTTACGGAAAAACTGATAAACTGGTTGAGATGTATCAGGATCTTGAAAATTGGATTATATCAGACATTGCAACACGATTGATAAAATCCGGTGAATTGTCCGCAACAGCAGACCGGGAATTGTGGAAGCTCCAACAGATGGGGCTGCATAACACAGAGATTGTAAAGAGAATAGCTGAAATGTCTGGAAAATCTAGAAATGAGGTTCGCAGATTATTAAGGGATAGTGTTATGACATCATTCTCGGATGATAAGGAAGTCTTGACGCAGATATCAGAATCATATATTATATCTCCGCTAAAAAATAACATGGCAATTCTGGCAATGAATGCAGAGTTAATAAAAACATTCGGTGAACTTGATAATTTGACAAAAACAACCATTAACCAGACACAGAAAGACTTGCTCAACATGCTGAATGAGGTTGATTACAGAGTTGCATCTGGAATGCAGTCTTACAGCAGTGCAGTCTGCGAAGTTCTGGATAGATATGCGGAATCTGGTGTTATGGTAGAATACCCTACTGGAACGAAGCGTTCTCTTGAAGCGGCAGTGAGGTGTTGTATTGTCACATCTATGAATCAGACTGCGGCACAAGTGACGAACATTTATATTGCACAAAATAAAATAGAGTATGTTCTAGTATCAGCGCATCCAGGTGCCAGATATGATAAAAAGAATCCAACAGGTATTCCATCTCACGATCACTGGCAAGGCAAGGCATATAAAATAATTGGGAGCGAACCGGGATTTCCGAATCTTCTTGAAAGCACAGGTTATACCATAGACCCTAAAACCGGGACGGGAACTGTTTTAAATCTCTTAGGGCTTCACGGATACAATTGCAGACATTCACATGGTCCGTGGCGAAAAGGAATGGTAAATAAGTACCTTGATGAAAACGGAAATGTGAATATAAATGCAGATGAAAGCCAAAAACTTTATGATTTGCAGCAGAAGCAGAGATTCCTTGAAAGAGAAATTCGTAAAACAAAGCGTGAAATTATGACCAAGAAACAGGAACTTGATATGATTGCCGAAACAGATGTAAAAGAGATTTTGCAACCTCAATATGATAAACTGGCATATAAACTTCGAATGCAGAATAAAAGGCTTCAATCATTCTGTAAGAATAATGATCTTCAATTGCAAGGCGATAGAACGAAGGTTTCTGGATTTAATAAAAAACAGTCTGCGATTGCAAATGGACGAGCAACGGCTTATAAAAATAAAATCGAAAAAAATGGTACAACGAAAATGGAATAATATGTTATTATAATAATGTGTTAACCATACATACTTGGTTATCCACCTTTCTTTAATTAATGTAGTGGAACTCAAGCGAGATAACAACTCACCGTCATAGCCGGAAACTCCCCAAATGAGGTAAAGCAAATGAAAAACATTGTTACGTGCTTTACCAAAGAAGAAAAAGAGCATATAAAAGAATTGTGTGATTTCACACCGACAGAAGAAACGCTCTTTGATTTACGGAAGAAAGAAAAGTCTTTGGAAGAATGTGCAGAAATTATGCATGTTTCAACTAAGACAGCAGGACGTATCAACGTCAAAATGCAACATAAAATTCTTAAGGTAACTGGACAACATTTCACATAACTTTCTCCTCATTAAAGGCATCCGTTAAGGGTGTCTTTTTTGTGTCCTTTTAATGGGGTTTTACTGGGGTGGTTCAATTGTGCTGTTAATAATAAAATAAAGATAGAAAGAGAGGTTTATTATGTACGAGTATCAGAGATATAACCAGTATTCTTATCCTCAATATCAACAGCCACAGCAGATGCAACAGCAATTCCCACAACAGATCATGCCGCAACAAGCCGGACTTTGTGGAAGAATGGTTAATTCTGTTGAGGAAGTCACAGCGAATGACGTTCCCATGAATGCACCATTTGCCATTTTCCCAAAAGCAGATGGATCAGAAGTTTATATAAAATCGTGGGGTGCAAATGGGCTTATTCAGACAGTTACATATAAACCGCAGCTAGACGGAAAGCAGAACGAATTACCGAAAGAAGACACGGCAACATTGTTTGCCCCGATAATGGAGCGATTAGACCAGATAGAAGCTAAAATAACTCAGTCCCAAAGGACTACCAGAGCAAAGAAAGAGAGCGATTCTGAATGAATTTAATGCAGATGATCCAGTGCGGTGGAAACCCTAAGATGATATTAAGTCAAATGATGAGCAACTCTCAATTTTCAAATAATCCGATCATGAAAAATACATTCGACATGATGAACCGTGGAGACAGTAAAGGGCTGGAACAGCTTGCCAGAAATTTGTGCAAAGAAAAAGGTCTAAACCCGGAAGAAATCATGAGCCAGTTTAAACATTGATACTATTCTTGCAAGATTATGTATAAATAAATTTTATTAGGAGGAACACATATGTTTAATTCATCTCCAAGTTTAGCGGACATTGCCGCCGTTACTGGTGGAAACCGTAATGATGGTGCATGGGGCGATGGTGGTTGGTGGGTTCTCATTATCCTTTTTGCCTTATTCGGTGGATGGGGCGGTTATGGATTCGGTGGTAATGGTGGTGGCGGTTATACCGCAACTGCGGCTACACAGGCTGATATCCAGAGAGGATTTGACAATTCAGCAGTCATAAGTAAGCTTGATGGCATTACAAATGGTCTTTGTGATGGCTTTTATGCAGTAAACAACGGAATGCTGACAGGATTTAACACCATTCAGCAGGCAATTAATGCGGACACAGTAGCAGGAATGCAGAATGCAAATGCTATTCAGTCTCAGCTTGCAAATTGTTGCTGCGAAACTCGTGAAGCTATCCAGGGTGTAAACTTCAACATGGTGCAAAACACTTGCGCATTACAGAACACCATGAACAACAACACGAGAGATATTATCGACAGCCAGAATGCCGGAACAAGAGCGATACTTGACTACTTATGCCAGGATAAGATCGCAACGTTGCAGGCAGAAAATAATGATTTGAGACTTGCAGCATCACAGGATAGACAGAACGCACTTTTGACTACCGCTATGACAGCACAGACAAATCATATTATCAACGCTGTTAATCCATCACCAATTCCGGCATACCAGGTGCCAAACCCTAACACATACATTCCGTATGGATGTGGTTGCAATACTGGATGCGGATGTTAGACAACTGAATAATTAAAGTATCTTAATCGACAAGATTATGTCTGCATAGCAGTATTACTTAAACACAAAGGGCAGACTTTAATGTTTGCCCTTATATTTTTGAAAGAGAGGAAAATATTATGTCAGAATTTACAGCCAATGCTTTACAGACTGTCCTGCAAGGAGAAGATGTCGCATTTACTGAGACACCGGTTTGCGGAACAAAATGTATCGTTCACAGACAGGGAAGCGGAGTAGTTAAATTAAGAGGAATCACAAACCAGTGCAAAGCAAGATTTCTTGTATCTTATAGCGGAAATATCCAGATCCCAACCGGTGGAACGGTGGAAGCTATTTCTCTTGCAATCGCAATTGACGGAGAACCATTACAGTCTACAAGAATGATTGTGACACCTGCGGCAGTAGAAAACATGTTCAATGTATCTGCACAGGTTTATGTAGATGTTCCTTGTGGATGCTGCAGCACAATAGCGGTTCAGAATACATCTGGACAGACTATCGAGGTACAGAACAGTAATTTGATCGTAGTAAGGGAGGCTTAGTATATGCATATTGAAAGAATCCATAAAATGCTTGAATGCCTTGCTGAAAAATCCTTATGTGAGATTGAAAAAGGGATTGAGAATGTCAGCACAGAAGAAATGGGAGAAGTGATCGACATGATAAAGGATCTGTCAGAAGCAGAGTATTATGCCACAATTACTAAGGCAATGAACGAAGCGGACGAAGCAGATATCATGGAGAAGCTTTTAGAGTATGGGGATGATAAAAGATATTACGACCGGTATCGTTATGCTGATGGAAGATTCGCACCTAAGGGCAGAGGAAAACGAAGAGGATATGATGAGCCACCATATTATCACATGTACCCGGATGATTACGAAGATACAGAGCACATGAGAGACATGGATAAGAAAGACCTGAAAAGGATGTATACAGATACCGGAATGATGGGAGACAGATCATATCCGCGGGATTCCAGAGAGGGAAAAGCCGGTATTTCCAGACGCACTTATATGGAGACCAGAGAAAACCATCATGGCAATTCAGAGGAAGATAAAAAAGAGCGTGCAAAAGCAAGAAAAGATTATTTGCGAGATATGCAGATGGATATTACTGAAATGACATCAGATGCAGCTCCGGAAGAAAAGCAGATGTGGAGAAATGAATTACAGATGATGTTACAGAAAATCTAAGAGGTGAGCGCAGTGTTTAAAATCAATGATGTTGAATGGAATATTTTATATGTAAATCCTAATAGTGAATGCTTGATGCGTTCAGATGGAACAATTACACTTGGTGTTACAGATTGGAACAAACGAACGGTTTATTTGTCAAATTCATTAAGCGGAAGTCTGTTAGAGCGAGTTCTATCTCATGAGTTGGTACACTGCGCTTCGTTTTCATATGACTGCCAAATTCCAATAGATGTAGAGGAAATCGTAGCTGATTTTCTGTCTCTTTATGGAAAAGAAGTCGTTGGTATAGCAGATGATATTTTGAATGGGGTAATTGAAAATGGATGTTATAAAGCAGTATGAGGACTATATAGGGCTTAAAAAAGAATACATTAAAAATCCTACATTGGAAAATAAAAATGCAATGATAGCCAAATTAGAAGAGTACGGAAAGTATATATACGACCAGTGCAACAGATTAAGAAAGGATTGCATTGTGGAAGAAGAAAAAGAAGTACTTAGAAGGTATTTCGGTGGGAAATAGCAAAAAGGGGCGGAGCAATCTGCCCTTTTTAAAATGGTACAAAAAGTTGTTTAAAATAGGTTAAAATATATATTGAAAAGAATATTAAAAGTACCGGACAGAAAAAGGGATTCTGTTCGCTAACCTAGAATAGTTATAGGATGATGCATGGCACGTCCTATTTTGGGCGTGCTTTTTTATTTTTGGGAATTAATTCAGTGGAAGAAGACACGGCTTATATCCGGGTTGTCGAGGGTTCGATTCCTTCATTCCCAATTGCCAGCTATGGAGTAAATAGCAACTCAATCGTGCCGGACTGACCGGAGTAACAACTTGGAAAGAAAGAGGTAGAAACATGGTAAACGTAGCAAACGAATTAAAGAAACTCGGAATTGAAGTTTCAGACGAACAGAAAGAGTCTCTTAAAAAGAGTATGGGCGAAGAGCTGTATTCCAAAGAAGAAATGGAAGACAAAGTTAAAAAAGCTTCATCAGAATCCGAACAGTGGAAAACCCGGGCAGAATCAGCAGAGAAAATGCTTGAAGGGTTGGATGGAAAAAGCCCGGAAGACATTTTAAGAGAGCGTGATGACTGGAAGAGACAGGCAGAGGATTCCAAAAAAGATTACGAAGCCAAAATCGCAGAGCATGAGAAGAATGAACTTTTGGAAGAAGCATTTGCGGAAATCGAGTTTACTTCTGAATCTGCAAAGAAAGCCATTATGGAAGACATTTCCAAAGGCGTAAGCGTGAGAAATGGAAAGCTGATAGGGTTTAGTGATCTTATTGAGGAAGCTAAAAAGACAGATGCAAATGCATTTGTAAATAAGCAGAATCCGCCGGCGCATTTTACAAAACCGAATGAAAACAATTCAGGTGGTGATAAGCATACAACAAGAGAGAGCATTTTATCTATTGAAGATAGATCAGAACGTCGGAAAGCAATTGCCGAAAACATTTCTTTATTCCAACAGTAAAGGAGTTTTATATGAACAAAAACAGATTAACGATGAACACAAATTTGCAGTTCTTTGCAGCAAACGCAGGACTGATTAAAACAGAAGACATTGATGTAACGGCAAGGGAAATTGATTTTGTCACATCTTTTGAAAGAAACTGGGAAGCTTTAAGAGAAATCCTTGGAATTTCAAGAGCAATTAGAAAACAGCCTGGAACTGTTCTTAAAAGCAAATATGTAGAAGGAACGTTAGCGAGTGAAACTGTAGCAGAAGGTGATGTGATTCCAAGAACACATTACACGGTAAAAGAGAAACCTTATGCAGAGATTACTCTTGGAAAATATGCAAAAGAAGTTTCTATCGAAGCTGTCGAGAATCATGGATATGAAGTAGCTTGTGAAATGACAGACGAAGAGTTCCAGACAGACCTTCAGGATGGAATTACAACAAAATTCTACAACTATCTGAAAACTGGTACACTTACAAACACTGCAAAAACATTTCAGATGGCTGTAGCTAAATCCATTGGATCTGTCAAGAATAAGTTCAAGTCAATGCACAGAACTGCTACAGGAGTTGCAGTGTTTGCAAATATTATGGATTTCTATGATTATCTTGGAGATTCAAACATTACTTTGCAGACAGCCTTCGGACTTAACTATATCAAAGGATTCCTCGGAGCAGACGTTATGTTTCTTTGCTCTGACAACGAAATCCCAGCCGGAAAAGTTCTGGCAACAGCTGTAAACAACATTGTTGCTTATTATGTAGATCCATCTGACGCAGATTTCAAGAAAGCCGGTCTTTCTTACACTGTCAGCGGAGAAACAAACCTTATCGGATTTAAGGTAAGAGGCGATTACGATTGCGCAACCAGCGTAACTTATGCACTGTTAGGATTTGTACTTTTTGCAGAGTACATTGATGCAGTAGCAAACGTTTCAATCACACCGGGGGAATAGATCCCACTACACAGGCGGTAAATGCTAGTGGGGAACTTACGGAAGAATACTTAAACTCTCTTACAGTTGCAGAAATCAAGGCACTGGCAGAGAGGAAAGGGTATTCACTGACCGCAACAAAGAAAGCTGATATTATCAGCGAAATCTTATCACAGCAATAAGGAGTGTGGAGCAATGTCATATGTAGATTTTGAATATTACCAAACTAAATATGGTGGAAGTTTGTTCGAAAGCGAAGAAGACTTTGCTCCATATGAAAGAAAAGCAGAAAGAAGAATCAATGCGATCACATCAAACAGGATTGTGTTTTATCCTCAGCCAGAATCAGAGGATGTATGGTGGGATAATATCAAAGATTGCACCTGCGAAATAGCTGAATTGCTAAAGAATGTATCTGAGTACTCTGCGGCAGTTAATAACTTTGGTGTTATTACAAATACGGACGGAACTGTAAAAGGGAAAATGATTAAGAGCATGACTTCTGGAAGTGAATCAGTATCTTATGATGCCGGAGCATCTTCTTCGACATTGGTAGAAATTGCAAAATCAGAAATGGCACTTAATAGTAAGTGCTACGATATCGCATCAAATTACCTAACCGGAATGGTTGATTCAAGGCATGAAAACCTTTTGTACATGGGAGTTTAGCTTATGGGAATCGGATATAAAGATGCCGTGGTTTTATATAACAGGCATTACAACGACACTTTAGAAACTGAATATTATTTCGGTACTCTATTTGAAAATGTAAGAATCGAGCTTACACAGGCAGAGAACATAAGCAAATCTGGAATGAAAGATGCAGATAGTTTTCTTGTAAAAATCCCGAATGATGGCACATTGAATTATGCTAATCCACCAGACTGGGAGAACATGAGCGAAGAAGAAAAGCTAAAGCATTTTACTTTAAGAAGTAATGATTTTGACTTCGTAGTGATTGCAAAGAAAGATGAACTTCTCATTGATAGGGAACTTCCGGTTGGATTAATTAATTCAGACGATTATCCGGGTAAATTCTTCCAGTACATGGTAAATGAAAAAGGGAATTGCTACAAAGTGAATACTATCGGTGTTTACAGCCTTATACCAAGGTTTGAGATTGGAGGTAAATGATTTGGATGAAAAGCCAAAAATAATGCTTGTATCAGATGCAGAAACGGCGCAAAGAGCTATCCTTGATATGATAAATAGTTATCCAAATTTTCCGCCCGGTTTCAAACCATCAAATTCAACAATCTTATGGAACAGCATAAAAGATACTCAGTCTATTGGAGTTTTTCCGGCACAAGACCCTGTTTATTTGAAAAAATATGTCAGCGGTTCTTATGTCGGACAAATGACGTTCCAGATCGTATACAAAAGCAATCCAACAACAAACAAGGATAATATTGCAGCAAGCAATCTGCTTGAAAATATTGCAAAGTTCCTTGAAAGTGGAGAATTTACATTAAAGGATAAAAATTTTGTTGCAGAACAAATTAACCGCACATCAGATGTATTTTGCGGTACAGCAGATGGAAAAACAACAGAATTAGCAATTAATATGCAGCTTAAATATTTTTATAAAAAATAGGAGGAATACTCATGGCAAAAGACAGAACTAACATGGTCTCACTTTTGGATATTGGAAGCCTTATGGGTGGATCAACTGAAAAGCTTGCTGAAATGGGTGACGGTTTCACAGAGCTTACAGAAGACTGGGGACCTAACACAGAAAGCACACAGTATGTAAACATGAAAAATGCAAGCAACTCTGTAAAAGGATATGCATTTTCAATGTCCCCGGAAAGAGAGCATCTGTCAGATGAAATGCAGACAGCGTTTAATGACATTTTCAAAAAGCTTCCAACAGGAGATCAGTGTGAGACATATTATTATCGCTTCTTTAAAGCTGATATTACAAGCGGATCGGGAGATTGCATTCGTATCCCAGTAACTGTATGTGCATCAAGCACTGGCGGATCAGGTGGTGATATTTTAAAGTCTACAGTCCAGATTAATGGAAATGGAGATGTAGAACAGGGAACAATCACTATTGCTGGTGATGGATCATTCTCATGGGCGCCTAAAGTAAGCGCTTTGGCTTTGGATGAAGATTACCCAATTGCATAGGTGTTAATTAAAAATTAGCATATGTGGGATGCTTACTTTTCCTTGGTGTCCCACATTAGGAAAGGATGTTAATTATGGAAGAAATTAAATTAAGCAGTGGTATAAAAAAAATTGCAATAAAAGACGAAGACGGAGATCTTATTACAGTTATAACAGTAGATACAGCGAATGCAGACACAGCTAAGAAGTTTGCAGGTGTAATTGATAAATTAAATAATATATCTCAGAACTGTGAAAAAGAAGCAGCCGAATGGAGAAATAACCACAAAGACGATATGAATGTGGATGATATTAATGTGGATGCAGCATTAGAGATAAATAGCATTCGTGTGAAATATCTTAATCTGATTACGGAAAGTATAGATGGGTTGTTTGGCGAAGATGCCATGAAACAGATTTACGGAGATATTGTCCCGGATGAACTTGCAATTGTGGAGTTTGTAGAGCAGGTTATCCCTGTTATGAATAAGCTTTTCAATAAACGTTTTGAACAGGTGCAGAACAAATACAATATTAAAAGACGTGGGGCAAAATAATGAACAATGTCATGCTGGACAATTTGCCTACTGAATGGAACGGATACAAAGTAAATACCGATTTCCGCATAGGTATGCAGATTTATATTTTGCAATATGACAAAGAAATGAATGAGTACGAGAAAACAACTTCTATTCTTTATCTTATGTTCTCTGATGAATACGGAGAACTTAGAGACCATCCACAGTACAATGAGTTAAATGAATGTATTTCCTGGTATTTAAACGGATGGTATCACGACAATACCGGCAGTAGTAAAAATACAAAGCGTTTTATTGACTATGATGTAGATCAATGGAGAATATACGCAGATTTCTTGCAGATATACGGAATTGATTTGTCCGTAGCAGATATGCACTGGTGGAAATTTAATGGCTTGATCTGGAATATGCCAAGAAGATTATCTTCTCTCATGGAGGTAATTGAGATCCGACAGAAGAAGATTGAAAAGAACATGAGTTCCAAGGAAAAAGACGCAATCAGAAACGCACAGAATAGATATGCTTTGGAACAGCCAGAAAAAGAGTATACCAGCGAAGAAAAAGAAAAGATAGACGATTATGATCGCATGATGGAAGAAATAAGAAAGCAGAAAGAAACAGAACAGGAAGCATTGAAACAGTTTAAGAAATGAGGACTTTAGCATGGCTGAATATGATGGCGAAATCAGAATAAAAACGTTGATTGAAAATGGAGAAGCATCAAGTAAGCTCATGCAGATGGAATCACAGTTTCAGAAGCTTGCAAGAGAATCTGATAAGTTTTCCAAGACACTGAAAGATCTGGCAAGTCAGAAGATTCCAACAGAGGAATATAAGGCTGTGCAGATGCAGATAGAAAAAGATACTGCTTCTCTTGATAAACTTCTTGCCAGAATGGATAAATTCTTAGAAACAGGTGGAAGCAGTAAAAGCACAACCTTTAAAAGAATGCAATACGAAGTTGAGGAATTAACAAACTCAATTAAATATGCAAAAGGTGAGCTTGCTGCAATGGAATCTTCCGGTACTGCTTTTATAGATCCTACAACTACAGAGGAATATAGCAAAGTATCTGAAAAGCTTCTTGATGTACAGAGCAAACAAGAAGTTCTTAATCAGAAGATGAGAGAAACAGTTGTCAATGAGAAATCTATTGGTGCTGGTGCGAAAGACATTGAAAAAGTAGGAAAATCAGCAAAAAAATCTTCTGGCTTAATATCTGACATGACAAAACGAATAAAGCAGACAGTAGTTAGTTTTGCAATATTTGGTGCGGTCATGAAAGTATCTCAGACCATATCCAAGGCATTTACAGAAGGTATACAGAACATGGCGAAGTATTCTTCTGAATTTAATGGAAAAATGTCTGAAATGGCAAGTGCTACGGCTACATTGAAAAATTCTATCGGAGCATTGACAGCACCTATCATATCTGCATTGACACCAGCAATCGTAACCTTATGCACATGGATTACAAATGCCATTAATGCCATGAACAGATTTATTGCGGTTATTAGCGGAAAAAGCACTTGGACAAAAGCAAAGAAGCAGCAGGTAGACTATGCGGCATCTCTTGATAAAACAGCCGGTTCTGCCAAAAAAGCGGCTGGAGCATTGGCGGCTTTTGATGACTTGAATGTATTGCAGAAAAATGATTCTGGAAGCGGTAGTGGTGGATCTGGTAGTGGCGGATCTGATTTATATGAAGAAGTCCCTACTGGAAAAGAATTATCAGATAAAATCCAGCCATTTATAGATTATTTAAAAAAATTAAAAGTTTCTATAAAAAATGGATGGGATGAAACCTGGAGCAATTTAGATGTTTCTTTACAATTTGATAATATTAAATCCAGTATAGAAAGCATAAAGAATTCATTTTTAAATATTTTTTCAGATAGTGAAGTTTCTGCATCTGTTGATAATTTTGCTATGACTTTTTCAAGGTCACTTGGAAGCATTTCGGCATCTGTAGTGAGCATAGGTGCTACCATAGCAGAAAATCTTCTTGGTGGGATATCTATTTATCTTGAAAGTAATTCTGAAAATATAAAAAATTATATTATCGACATGTTTGATATAGCATCTGATATTTCAGTGTTGGCATCACAGGGGGCAGATGCATTCGCAAATGTATTTTCTGTATTTGGGGATGAAAATGGACAGCAGATCACAGCAAACCTGATTCAGATTTTTTCGGATGCGTTCATGATGGTTACGGAGAATGCAGCAAAATTTGGAAAAGATATTATCGATTGCATCGTGACACCTTTTGTAGAGAATCAGGATGCTTTAAAAGATGCGTTGGATGGGGTTCTTGGTGTGATTGCGGATTTGACAACGACTATATCAGACGGTGTACAGCATGTGACCGATAAAATCACAGAATTGTACGATGAACATATTCATCCGTTTATCGAAAATGTAAAAAATGGAATGTCAGAATTAATAGAAAAATTTCTTGAATTTTGGAACACTTATGTGCAGCCTATTTTACAGAATCTGGCGTTAATGTTTGAGGATACCTATGAAAATCATTTAAAGCCTGTGTTTGATAATATTTTCGAAATAATGGGAATCGTGATAGACATACTGAACGATTTATGGACAAATATTTTACAGCCGATTATTGCATGGATTATTGAAAATGTGCTTCCGGTAATTCTGCCGATTATTAAAACCCTGAGCCAGAATATAAAAGACAGCGTCGATTTTATTTTAGATCTGATCAATTTTTTGCTGGCAGGTGTAAAACTTGTATTCGCCGCAATTCATGCATTACTTACGAAAGACACAGACAAAGCATTACGCCAGACAGAAAAATCGGTAAAAGATTTTGTGAACAGTGTTATCCAGATGTTTGAAAATATGGTAAACCGTGTTATTAATGGTATCAATTCATTAATTTCTGGCTTTAACAGCATTGGATTTGATTTACCTGATTTTTTGGGTGGCGGATCATGGCATCCAAGTATTCCGACAATTCCTACTGTAAATCTGCCTCGTCTTGCCAACGGTGGCGTAACAACCGGAAGGACACTTGCAGAAATCGGAGAAGCCGGAAGAGAAGCTGTCCTGCCGCTTGAAAATAACACTGGCTGGATGGACGACCTCGCATCAAAGCTTGCAAGCAAAATGCCGGACTATAGCGGTGCTAAGACAGTAGTACTTTCGGTGGATGGTAAAGAGTTCGCAAGAATCAATCTGCCGTATTTACAGGATGAAGAAATAAGACTTGGGATAGCGGAGGGATAAGATGGTACATAAGTATACACAAGGACTTATCATTGATGGAATTACATATAATATCCCTATGGTGTCTATTCAAAGGACTTTGGATTTCTTGGAAAAGTATGCAGAAAGAACAGAGGACGGAGATATTCATATTGAGAGTATAGGAATCTATAAGAACTATACAATTTCAATTGGCACAATAGACGATCCGGTACTTTATGATAAACTGATGGATCATATAACAGATTGTGAAAACAGATTCCATCATGTATCTTTACCGGATGCAAGCAATCAGTTTGATTTCTATGGGTATTTTTCATCAATTAAAGATGAAGTAGAAAAGGTATTTGACAACGGAGCGAATTATAAAGGCTTGTCTTGGAAAATGACGAGTAAAAAACCATTTAAGACACCGTAAGGGGGCATTTATGAGAACATATTGCAGGGCAGAAATGAAATTTATAGATGTTACCGCACTTGCGGATGCTTCGGTCACGACAGATGATAATCAGGGCATAGGTTCAGTTGGACTATTTGCAGATCAGACAAAGCAGTCCGATTATGGAACTTTTGAACTGAACCAATTTATACTTGATGGAAGTAAAAGTGTGCTGCCAGAAAATCCAAACGATATTGCATTCTGGAGCGAGGCATTATCAAAGGATGGCTGCACGTTTGAAACGAATCCCAAAATCACGATCACATTTAAGGAGCAGCACACGTCTGCAGCGATCACGCTTTATTTTGAAGACGAGACACCTGCAGAGTTGAAAATCACATGGTATACAATCGCCGGTACAAAATTAGTCACAGAGACATTTTACCCGGACAGCCTTATTTATGTTTGCAATACGCAGGTACAGAATTACGGAAAAATTGAGATTGAATTTGTAAGAACAAGCTTTCCGCAGAGATATATTAAGATTCAGTATATTTTATATGGAAAATATATTGTGTGGGATAAAGACATGATCCAGACAGCCAAGGTGCAGGAGGACATTGATGTGACATCTGCATCCTTGTCTATCAACGAAGCGGATATTTCAATTGTTGATATGAATAATGATTTTGATGCAGAAAACGAAAACGGAGCATGGAATAGTGTGCAGAAAACACAGGAAGTCACTTTGTCAGAGTTTAATAACGGAAACATGATTCCTATGGGAGCATTCTTCATCGACGATTTTTCTTTTTCAAAGAATATTGCAAAATTTAAGCTAGTTGATGTAGTTGGGTTATTAGATAAGTATACATTTTATGAAGGACAGGTATATAACAATGTCCGTGCAGGAGTGATACTGAATGCAATATTTGCAACAGCAGGAATAAAAAAATATGTAATTGATGAAGAAGTAGGTAACACACTTTTAAGTGGCTATTTAGCCATCCAGACGTGCCGTAAGGCATTGCAACAGGTATGCTTTGCGTGTGGTGCGGTTGCGGATGACAGCCGGAGCGATACCATCAAGGTTTATAAGCCAGACAGATATGTGAAATCCACTGTCGGGACGGATCGCAAATTTAATGGAAATACGAAAGTATCTCTTGAAAAATATATCTCTGGTGTGAATATTGAGATGAAAAACTATGCATTGGAAGAAAAGACATCTGATATTTATAAGAAAACATTGCCGGCCGGAGATACGAAGATCACTTTTTCGAGCCCATATCTGCCATCATCCATCACAGCAAGTGCCGGCACGTTGAAAGAAGTAAAAACGAATTACCTCATTATTAATATGCCGACTGCCGGACAGTGCCAGATTACAGGTATTAAATATGCAAACACGACTTTTTCTTATGAGAAACGTGTAGATAAAATCGAATCCGGGGAGACAGAAAATATAAAGAAGTACAGTGGATGTACCATTTATAATGCTGATATATTACCCGATATCGCCAATTATCTTTTGGGTTATCATGCCTTGAGAAAAAAGGTTGAAATGAAGTACCTGGTTGACTTAGAGCAGGTAGGAAATTGGGCAAATATAAATTCGATTGGTGGAAAGACATCGACAACATTGATTGAGAGCCAGACGCTTGATTTGACAGGTGGATTTATCGCAACTGCAACATGCATGGGATACTCAATTGTCGTTACCGAGGATGTGTTTGCAGGAACTGAATTATATACGGGAGGAGATGTACTGATCTGATGAATTACAATCCAATTAATCCTTATTATGACGGGCTTAGAAAAGAAAATCTGAAGCTCACAAAGGAAAACAAAGCTTTAAAAGAAGAAAATGAGCGTCTGAAAAGTGAGGTGGTTGCTTATGCTAGTGTGGATGCAGACAGTGACGGACCGGTCACAGAGTGATGTGGATCGCATGTTGGAGTTGTTACAGAAAGGATGGGATAATTTCAATGTAGACGAAAAAACAGAATGGCTTGCCGGGATGAAAGGCGCACTGAATCGATCAGATATGCAGAGAATCCAGAATAACACAAAGTTATTATCAGATGTGCTGGAACTTAATCTTACGGTTGCAGACGTTCCAGAACATCCAAATGAGACATTTTTAATGTCAGTCATAAATAACACAGAGGTTATCAGAAATGCGTACATGATTCATGGAGACACGCCGCAGACACCGAGTATGCCAGTCAATACATACCAGAAGATGAATGATATAGAGAAAATATTAGATGATGTGTATGGCATTTTACTTAACAACTTTAATTATTACTGTGGATCAGAGATATATGCCGGAGATGATACCGGACTATTATTATAGGAAGAGAGGACATATTATGGGATTTACAAAGAAAACATGGAAAAATCGAATTGCAGAGTATATTAACCGCCGACAGCTTACGATGGAAGATGGCAGCACAAGTCTTGTGACAGTTGCAAGGGATGAGGGCACAATCTCGCAGGAAGGAGATGCTTTTAATGCTGCAAACATGAATGATCTGGAAGATAGAATTGAGGCAGAGTTTGAGGAGATAAACCAGAGTTTAAATAGCTTACCAATAGAATTGTCATATTCGTATTCAACATCAGAGAGTGGCAGTGAGAAAAAACAGCTTGTTAAAAGTATCTCCGAATTTAAAGAGATAATGCTTGTTGCCAGAAAACATGAATCGAACTTCTATTCAGCCCCAAGTATAAGAGTTCCAAGAGATAAATGCGTTCAAAATACGATTTTAAGAACTCAGGATTTCGATGGAAATTGGATTCAAGTAAATTTCATTGATGACACGCATATAATGTGGTCTTTTGACAACTCAGCTAAACCGCAGTTCCAGATTTTAGGGGAATTATACGGTATTTAAGATTTATTATGAAGGCAAAATTTTACAATCACTTTTTCCGCTGTGTTTTTAGGATTACTACAGGATATATAAAACTGCTCTTTGTTTTCACCTATTAAAATCCCCAACGTTCCCACGTATGTGTAATTTATGAATGTTGCGGCAATAACATCTACAATTGAGTTGTCAATACCGTAATCAGAATAGGAAAAATTATGAAAATAATTGCCAGCCCAACTATTAATAGTTCCAATATAAACCTCTTTTTCATAAGTTAAACTCTGGTTATGCGAAGTAAAATGGAACAAAAAATTATTCTGAAATATTATAATTGAATTATACAAAAGAAAGGAAGATGATCCAATGGAGATGTTAAAAGAAACGTACACGATTGCTTTGCCTATCGTTCTGACAGCATTTATGGGATACATAGTGTGGCTTTTGAAAAATCAGAAGTCAGACAGAGATGCGAATAGCAGAGGAACAATGCTTTTGCTTCGTGTGCAAATGATTGAGTACCATAATAAATACATGGCTCTCAAAGAAATTCCATCCTATGCCTACCAGAATTTTATGGAAATGTACGATGCCTATCATGCGTTGGGCGGAAATGGAATGGTCACAAAGATGAAAAATGAGATTGAAGAGCTTCATCTGAAGCAGAAAGAGAGGATTTAAACATGACAGATTTAGGATTTTTAACAGAATTTATGGTGCCGGTAATCGTAGGCATTTGCCTTTGTGTAGGCTATGTCGTGAAGAAGTGGATTAAGGATGTGGATAATAAATACATTCCTACCATTTGTGCGGTATTAGGTGTGCTTTTAGCCATTTGGATTAACAGATGGACAGTTACAGCACCTATTTTATTAAGTGGATTATTCAGCGGTTTAGCAAGCACAGGACTGCACCAGTTATTTAAGCAGTATATTGAAAAGAAGGAGGAATAAAAGAATGGTTATTAACGTACATGCAGGACACAACCCGGACGGAAAAGTAGCATGTGGAGCTATCGGAATCATCCGGGAATCAACAGAAGCAAGAAATGTAAAAAATGAGGTTATCAGACAGCTGAAAGGCCTCGGACATACAGTGTATGATTGCACTGTAGAGAACGGGACAAGCGCAAACAATGTGCTTTGCAACATCGTAGGAAAATGCAATTCTCATGCGGCTGATCTTGATGTATCTATCCACTTTAATGCAGGTGCGAAGGATATGTCTGGAAACGGACGGACAACAGGTGTAGAAGCATATATTTATAGTGATAATAGCAAAGCAAAACCATTTGCAGAGAAAATTGTGAAAGCAATTGCAGCACTTGGATTTAAAAATCGTGGTGTGAAGATTAACAAAAAGCTTTACGTGCTCAATCACACAAAAGCACCTGCGATGCTGATTGAATGTTGCTTCGTGGATGATAAAGACGATGTAGCACTGTATGACTTTAAGAGCATGGCAAGTGCAATTGTTTACGGAATTACCGGACAGCAGTACATTGAACCATCCAATAACACATCTGATGACGATGCTGCAACTTCTGGATCAGAGACAAGCGTAGGTGATAAAGATTCTATTTATCGTGTACAGGTCGGAGCGTATCGCAATAAAGCAAATGCTATTGCCTTGCAGGAAAAATTGAAATCGGCAGGATTTGACGCTGCGATTGTAAAAGCGTAAAATAAAGGGCGGTTAGAATTTCTAATCGCCATTTTTAATAGACTTGTACTAATTAATGTTAACCGCTAGGAAATAGTTATTTAGTACAAGTCCTAGATATAAAATATAAAGCCAGTA